ATGTTTAGTTGGTAGTTGTAAGCACTGATTAGTGCCTGCATCTTGTTTTGACCACTTGAGCTGTTAAGTTGTTGGATTGGAACACGTGCCTGATTAAACTCACCGTCTCCAGTGTAGCTACGTCCTACAACCGAGCCAGTCTGAAAGAATAGGTTCAGTGCGTCTTGTGGAGTGTACGCTGCTCCAGTTCCTAGGTCAACCTCACTTACACCGTCGGCATCAATGAACACACCGTCTGGCACAACTCTCGAAAGAACTTGCTGTAGTTTTAAGTGTGTCAACTGAATCTGATCAGCGAATGGAATCATTCTCTTCACGATAGACTCGATTCTGCCCTTGTACATCCTAGGTGCTGAGATGACGTAGTTACATACAGCCTTCTGACTTGCAGCCTCTGGACGCACCATGTTCTTAGATAGGTCCCAGCTAATAAGCATGTTAGACCCAAGAACAAGCACACCCTCGTACCACACGTCCTTTATTGCTTCAACTCTCTCGAAACGCTCCTCTGTGTCAGTCGGAGGGTTGAAAGAGTCGTCCCTCTTTATCACTCGCTCTCCACCGTTGTCTAAGAACTTCTTCTTCCACACAAACTTCTTGTCTGTCTTGTAGTTGAAGTATAGGACGGAGATCATCTCAGAGTTGAACGGGTCGTCTTGTAGCTGACCAATGATAGTGTAGTCGTTGTACCAAGCGTTACCCCACTTCTTAATCTCTTGTAGCTCCTCGTCTGTGATGCTTGGGTTAATCTTTCTTAGCTCTGTGTAGTGTATCTGCTTAACCTCTCCTACGTAATAGATGTCAGAGAAGTCATTCTTTTCAGTGTAGCTGTACACTAGGTTAGCTGGATCGACGTAGTCAATCTGAACGCCAGCACCTGGCAAGAACGAGTGCTTTGCAGCACCGATCCCTATAGTTGTGATGTCGTAATTTATTCTTGGCTTTATCGAGTCTTCATACTCGTTGACTTCAAACAAAGTGTTGATAGCAACCTCTTCAGCAATTTCAACACTAGGTTTGAACTTCAACTGCATGTAAATCGATAACTCCTCGTTGTCAGCTGGAAGTTCGTCCTCTGGTACGTTGAACGCATCAACACCGAACTGTTCTTTAGACTGCTTAAGGAAGTCCTTAGCGACCATGTCCTTTTCTACAGTCTCTTGAAATAGGTTCTTCTTCTCTGCTGACGAAATGTCTTGTGACTCTGCCTTGATAGCGTACATCCTGTCCTGCATGCCGTTGACAACGATGTCAACAAACTTAGGTATGATAGGAACGATAGCCCAGTCAAGGTTTAAATATGATAGGTCCCCATCAACCGCCATCCCGTTCTTGTACTTCTGGATAGACTGCTCGCCTCTAGCGTAAAGTCTTAGCTGGTGAAAGTCGTTAGCCTGGTCGTAGTATCTACAAGAATTTCCTGTCGTCTTCTTAAACCACTCCCCCTCAATAGCACGAGCAACTGCCAACCCATACTCTTGTGATGACTTCTCTGTATCTGATGCCATCTGGTTTGGAAATGGTACGTTCTTTACACTTATTGTTGGTTTAATCATTGCCTCTTGAATTGACTTTTTGATGAGCTGTTATCATACCTTGCAAAATTAAGCAAAATTTTCGTATTTTCAGTTTGCTGTTTAATGATATACTCACGTGTAGCCATAATGGCTAAACCAGAACTAATGGATGCATCATGTTTGGTACGATTGTTTATATCAAACTTAGCCCAGTCCTCTAACGTCTTGGTAAAGAACATGTCACCCATGTCGTCTGGATCTCTGTACGTACCCTCCGAGTCTAACCCAACGTTCTCCTCAATGTACGACCCTATAGCTGAGGCGTGCGCCTGCTTCACGTCCTCTGACGAGTTAGGTATCCCACCTAGCTCTATCTCTGTCTTTGACAGCTTGGATATGTGCTTGTCTGGTCTGTTTAGTGAGAACGCTCTGTACCCCCTGTTCTTGAAGTGGTACAACAGCCTTGTCTTGTTGTTCTCTATAAGTATAGGCATGCCGTAGAATATGCAAGCCATCAGAACGTCCTCAAAGAATATCTCTGCGGTCTGCGTCCTTGTCACGTACTCTAGAAAGAACTGACCTGTTGGAGCCTCGTTCTCTAGGTGGAACTTTGTCTTACCATGCAGTGCACCGTTAGATCCTCCACCACCTACAACACCTGATATGTCGTAAGGGTCACACCCGAACGCACCGATGTGCTTGTTTCCAGGCTGTCTGTTTCCGTGCCTGTCCTTTACAACCTTATTCCTAAGTGTTGTCGGTGGTATCCACGACACCAAGAACCGTCCGTTCTGTTCTGGCGTCCATATGACCTCTGAGTCTTCAACTCCGTTCTTCCAACTAAATCCACCCCTTGTTAGTACCCTGTCCTTTATTAGAGAGTCGTTATAGTCGATCTGCTGGTATATCTTCGTTAGGTTATACAAAGACTGCTTAGACTCGTCCCTGAACGCATGAGAGGTCGTCCTAGGGAACTGTCGATAGAACTCATTCAATGCGTCTGGGTCGTTCTTTAGTGCTGCGACCTCGTTCTCCCAATAAGTGATAACACCAATGTCGATCATCTCTCCGTCGATACCAAGTACTGGCTTCTTAGGGTCCTCAAAAACTGGGAACCCGAACTCGTCGATGTAGCCCTCGAAGTTCCACTCCATAGGAATAAACAAACTGTACAAACCACTCTTTGTCTGACCGTTCTTAGAACGCATGTTGACGTTAGAGTCGTTGAACATCTTCTTGTAGTTCTCACCACCCTTTGCAAGTGCGTTAGAGGTTGACCCCATCATGCACTTACCAATTATCTTACTACCTAGACGGAGGCACGTCTTTCTAATCCTCCACCCGTTAAGTATGTTGTTAGGCTTCTCGACCTTACCAGCCTCATCCTCAATTAGTCTTAGTAGCTTCTCCCCATCGTATGAGTTGTCTGCCGTGTTCTTCCAGTCAATTATAGTGTCTAGTCCCTCAATGGTTCCAGTGTTCTCCTCGTTCATGTTCTTCTTAGTGATCTTGGACGCTGGTAGCCTGAACGATATCTCAGTCTTTGGCGTGTCCATACCATCTCGAAGTGGCTTAAAGAAGAACGGGTAGTTGTTAACGATTGGCACCACCTTATCCGTAAACATCGTCTTGGCATCGGATCCCGACTTGGACTGTATACCTAGCTTTGAGTTACTTGAAAGCGTTGCCGTGTCTGACATCTCTGCCGACGACATGAACGAGAACCCAGAACGTCTGTTCTTTAGGTAGCACTGACCAAACGACCTGCTGTCAGCTACACACGCAGCCCAGTGTATGTAAAATATCCTGTTAGCCTCACGAAAGTCTGGCAGTCCAATGTCAATCTTGGACCACTGCAAGTACATGTAGTGGTTGCCAGTTATGTATGTCGGCTTGCCGTTGTTAATGAACCAGTAGCCCTTGTCTCTCCTGTCGAACTCCTCCTCGATGTAGTCGACGTACTTAGACTTGAACTCGTTGTCGAACCTGTTCCAGTCAAAGAATGTCTTGATGCGCTGTAGCTCTTTCGGGTACTCTGAAGGAACCCACTTGTTGTTTACAGACTCTATGTTCTCGAACACCTTAGGAAGGGCTATTATCAAGCCCTCTATCTCGTACACCTGACCTATCTCTCCAGTCTTAGATATAACCACCACGTCGTACTCCTTGTCGTAGCCGTACTTCCATGACCTAGCCTTGTTCTTCTGTCTGATAGTCTGGGCTGAGATGTGGTCGTCCAGTATCCTGTATAGTGCGTACTTATCTTCCATTCTTCTTAATCTTACCCTCAGCAAATCCATTAGCTCCAAGCGTCACAACTGGTATGATTCCTATGTCTAGCTTGTTCCTCTCTGCCTCGATCTTCTCTAGCATGTATATCGCATCCTCGTAGGCAAGCCTCTTAGCCGACGCAGCGTTCTTCATCTTGTCAGCCGTCAGGTCTTCCTCACTAGACGTAAGTATGGGCATCTCAAGGACTTTGATTAACTCATCTACAGCCTTCTCAGCTGCGACCAGTACCCTGTTCTTCTTGTCCTTTAAATCTTCAGACATATGTTGTTTAGTTTTACTCTGTATAGCTTGTCTCCGTCTATCTTGAACTCGTACTCTGACCCTGGCTTGAACGATATCTCGTCACCAACGTCTACGGTGTCAACCTCTTCAGGCTTGAACTCAACTGTTCCGTACAGGTTCTTCTCTACGTAGTGGTTAAGAACAGTCGTCGAGTCGTCGTTCCGTTGTGGCTTAATAAAGCAGTAAGGGTACGTAGCCATCCAGCTAGAACCTTCCTTCTTGTATAGGTAGATCTGTTCGTAGTCTAGTATGTAGACGTCGTCCTTTACGTAACTCCATCCGCTAGTCTCGTTGCCGTTCATGTTGTAGTAAAGCCTGAACGTGTTGTGATGCACGACCACTACGTCGTCCTTAGATATAGGTCCGTTGTACCAGTCTGGAGTAGATATGACAGTGGCTAGTCGGTTGGTCACCGTGTGATCCTCAATAGAGGACGACACGATAAACTCAACGTCACCAAATTTTCTTATGTTGTCGTACCTAACCCCATTATATGGCTTTATAATGAAGTAGTTAGGTGATGTCATGTCTAGAACTCTAGGTTGTACTCTATAGACACAGCCACCGTGTTACCGATGTTCTTCCACATGATAACCTCTGGGATTCCATCCTCCTCACGCTGAACGTAGATGTCGTATGACCCCTCACTGTTCTTTATGATGTCAGATATAACAGCCGTTCCGCCCATCGCATTCTTACCTACCTGGTAGTGCATGGCGTTCAGCAGGTCGTTCCCTATTGATATCTTCCTGATTATCATGACACCTCTCCAGTTAGCATGTTGATTGCTCCGTCGCCGTACTTCTCTTGAAGTGATGCGTGCATCTCTGATAATACTGACGTAGACTCACTGATGTTCATAAGCGTAAGCTGCTTGTCTGTCTTAAGTCTCTCCTCTGATAACGTGATGTCACACAGACGGCTTCTCAACTCTGAGTACTCTTTTCTTGCTGTTGTGAACTGCTCTAGTTCTTCTGATGTTAATTTCATTTTATTTAATTTTAGTTTCTACAAATATAGTTAAAAAAAAGAAACCCACGATTGTGGGTTTAGTTTTATAGATATTGCCATTTATTAAGCTCCGAAAGTTCTAACTGTATATGTGATGATTACTCGAAGTGTGCCGTCTCCTAGTGTTGGGTTAGCACCATTATAATCACCTAATTCTAGTTTTTGATTAATTATATATCTTTCGTAAATACCTTGTGGGTCTCTCCCGAAGTCATTTATTATAACAACATCATTGGATGCACTAGATAAAAAAGAAACTGATATTTCTTGATAAAAATTACCCATAGATGGCATAGGTTGAGGTGCATTACTATACCCTACACTATTGTAATTATATTCTAATATCACTTTCTCAATATCATAATACTTCCCAACACCAGGAGCAGGTAATAACTCAACAGGTGTAGTACCCATTGCTAGTATTTGAGCAGATGAGATGTTTACTATTGCAGTAGTTGTAGCGGCAGCACCAGCGATGTCTTGTATCGTGTAGTACTCCTGATAGGAGTTGTTCAACTTAGAACGCTTCTCTGTAGTGTCTACACTTGCTGCTATTCCTAAAAATTTCGTTCCTGATGGTATTGCTGTCATGTTAGTATACTTGTATTTTTAGTCCTTGGTTTATTAATATGTCATCACTAAGTGTACCGCTTAGGTACGACTTAAGTGTTATGATACTTGATGATGTCTTGATAATAGAGAACGTATGTAGTACGTTTGTTGGGGTAGCTACAATAAATAACGCACTCCCTGAGAACGCACTAGACAGAGTCCCTGTGTATATCCCAGTACTTGTTCTAGCCCAGACGATAGCTCCGACGGTGTTGTCGCCAGCGATGGTAGCAACTGGTGCTGCCGTAGACGCCTGGTTTAATAAGCAGTTGTAGTAGGTAGAGCCCATGTAAGACATTATACCCTCTGGCGTAATGTTCTTGGTCTCGCCAGTGTTGATGTCTGTCGCTAGGATCTTGTCTGTTGCGTTTGCAGACTCTACTGAGTAGTCGTTTATCTTCATGTTTATAAATTATTAAAGAGAGCTAATTACTATCCAGTTTGCTCCATTTGAAGTAACTGTATAACTTTTTCCACTAGATATTGAAATACTTGATAAATTATCTATCGTCTCTGTTCCGTCGCCATCAAGGGTTATAGTTCCAGCTCCTGAGTTTTTAATTATGTACGTTCTTCCAACCAATGAAACTGCCGTCGGTAAGGTTACTGTAAAAGTATTAGCAGTACAGTCCACTAAATAATCAGCAGAAGTCAACGTGTAGTTTGCAATCTTAGAGATGTAAGCTGTAGTAATTGAACGAGAAAAGTATGCCCCTGAAATATTAACTCCAAATCCTTGGTTACCTCTAGCGAAATGTTTAGCTTCATTAATGTCGTATTCTGTGTAAGTTGCTTCATTTCCTAACTGAACGATAGCAGGCGTCACGTAGATATAACTCTCAAGATAAGCACCGCCATCTGTTGTTAACTCTAAATCAAAGCCTGCCGTGTCGTGTGCCCTGTTAGCCGTGAACGTTAGGTCAGCGTTTGCGAAGTTATCAATGTCTGATACTAGTAAGTTCTTAGTCACACCAGTGCCACCGTCCGAAGCCAACAGCTTGTCAGTAGGTCCTGCCGTGCCTGTTGCGTAGTCATTTATTTTACCCATAATGCAAAGATAGTTATTTTCCTTGACCTACATATTTCTTCTTGTAGTTCTTGGATGTCTTTAACTTACTAGACCCAGCCTTAGCATGAACGCCTGGTCGTCTTACGTGTGTCTTCTCAAGACTCGTTGTTCCTGTGATTTTTTTACTCATTATATCTTATTTATATCGTTCAATGTTGTCTCAGCTGTTACCGTAATGCCGTGATTCTTAAAGAAAGAAATTATCTCACTTAGATAGCTATTGCCAGCCCTTGCGCCCGTTGAGTATATCTTAATGAACTGATCTAACTGTCCAGTAAATATGAACCTATAACCAGGAAGGTAAGGAGACATCTGGTACGTCTTAATGTTCTTAGCAATCTCTGGAGAATAGTAAGGCTTAATGTTTACCTCCTTGTTCATTGGATACGTCTTAGAGCTACCATTAATTATCTTAGTGAAGTAGTCTATCTGTCTTTGAATACCAACCGTTAGAGATGACAACTTAACGTTTGCTCCTGAGTCAGTGTTACCAATGTTTCCAGGGTTATTTGTTCTGTAGCTCCTAGTTCCCTTATAGAACCCCTCGTGGTCTGTCATTATTATAAGCAATAACTTCAGTCCCTTAGATACATCCATCTTTTCAATAGCTGGGATGTACTCCTTTAATATCTCTGTATTAAAAGAAATCTTGACGTTATTTAAAATTGGCTTGTCAGGAAAACATGACCCCTTAATGGTCACACCCTTGTATTTTTCTATTTCCATTTGAATAAAAGTATAATTAATAATATAAGAAATGCAATGATAGATATAAACCTAAAGTTATACCAGAAGCCCTTCTTCTTCTCTTGCTTGTTTTCACTCTTCTGAGCCTTGTATACGTACTTAACCTTCCACTTCACAACCTGTATGCTGTCGTGGTATGTCTTGTACTTATATCTGTACTCTATCCTTGTCTGCCATCTAGTCTTAGGGATGATGGGTTCAGGACACTCAACAGAAACTTGTCTATAAATAATTGAATCTTTGCCATCCTTACCTTTGATGGTATCATGTAACGTTACTACTTTCTCTGTCTGTTCGATTACTCCACCCTTCTTGATGAACTTTCTCATGTGATAGTTAGGTGAACAAGATACTAAAGCTATCAAGTAGATTGACAACAAGAACGAGAAGATGATAAATGCGAGATGTGTGTAGTTTACTTTCATGGTTTATGTAAATTTGTTATTTTATGTATGTAAATTAAGCATTTTTCACGTTCATTAAGCGTTTTTCACTTCTCTATCTTCCTACTAAACGCATCTGAT